TAACGCAGAAAGTAAAATGAAAGTAGCTGCTCCTAAAGGCTACCACTGGATGAAGTCTGGAAAGACTTTTAAGCTTATGAAAGATCCTAAAGATGGTTACAAGCCTCATAAGGGTGCAAGTAAATCAGCAACCTTTGAGGTTCAAAAGGCGCATAAATAATGGCAACATATCTAGATTTAGCAAATGAACTCCTACGGGAGATGAATGAGGTAGAGCTTACAAGTTCTAGCTTTGCTTCTGCTGTGGGTATTCAACAACATGTTAAAGACTCTATTAACAGAGCTTATCTAGATATTGTTAATGAAGAACCTCAGTGGCCTTTTCTTGCTGCTAACCTAAGTGGTGAAACAGATCCTATGTACGGTAATGTATACGTAGAGACTGTAGCAGGCCAACGCTGGTATAACTTAAAGCCTACTAGTTCTTCTTTAACTACTGACTACGGCTACATTGATTGGGACAACTTTTACTTAACTACAGTAGGCGTAGCAGGTGCAGCAGCGCCATATACTGCACGTAACTTACGTTTTACTACAACAGAAGCTTGGAAAGACTATAGACGTATTCCAGAAAACTTAGACGATGCAGATACCCAACAGTACGGTGTGCCTGATCGTGTAATCAAAAGTCCTGATAACCGTAAGTTTGGTCTTAGCTCTATTCCAGATAAAGTATATCGTATTTGGTTTTACGCTTATGTATTACCCACAGAGCTTGCATCCTTTGGTGATGAAACAGTATTCCCAAATACTTACAAGCCTGTATTACTTAACAGGGCTAGATACTATATCTATCAGTTCAAAGAAAGCCCACAGTTTTCTGCATTTGCTCTTGAAGACTACAAGCGTGGCTTACGTTTAATGAAACTTAATTTGATGAATCCTAATCCCGGTGAGTTTAAAGATGACCGTATGAGGTTTGTATAATGTCTCAGCCGTTTGGTTTATCAACTAAAGGCGGTTTATTTACTAGCCTTAACCAGCTTGAGATGCTGGGACAGCCGGGAGTTGCTTCTAAGCTTACAAACTTTGAAGTAGACACTGACGGTGGCTATCGTCGTATTAATGGCTTTACTATCTTTGGAGGCGGTTCAGCGGTACGTCCTAATGGTGCTAACAAAGTACTAGGGATTAAAGGTTATGCTGATGGTGTAATAGTTTGTTCAGGCACTGGAATTTTCTTTAGTCAAGATGGAACCTCATGGATTTCTATATCTAAGTCTGGTGTCCATAACAGTGGAGATAACTACGCAACTTTTACAGGCCGTTCAGACTTAGCTCGCACTAATCAAAAACAAACTAACTTTTCATTCTTTGAAGGTTTGTCAGACTACGGTGAAATACTTATATGTGATGGCGTTAACAAGCCTTACTTTTTTAGGATGGAAGGTACTGGTGCTTTAAATTCACGTACTTTTTTTGCTGGTGAAGTAACTGTAAGTGGTACTGTTGCTCCGGCAGTAGGTACTATCCATGACAAGCATTTTGTAGTTGCTGGTGCAGGTGCTGCATCTAATACAATTTACTACAGCCATACAAATGATCCTGATAACTTTACAGGAACTGGGGCAGGCTCTATTGTACTTGAAGACCAAGTAGTAGGTCTAGCTAGTTTCCGTAGTGATCTTATTATCTTTTGTAAAAACAGTATTTTTAAACTATTAAACATCAACGATTCTAGTGCTATTACAATACAACCAGTAACAAAGAACGTGGGTTGTATGGATGCACAGAGCATTCAGGAAATTGCAGGTGACTTGTTATTCTTGAGTCCTGACGGTCTTAGAACCGTTGCAGGTACGGTACGAATTGGTGACGTTGAATTAGGAACTGTGAGCAGACCTATTCAACCTACAATTAAAAGTATTGCAGCAAACATTGATAATTTAGATCTTACAAGTGCTGTACTTAGAAGTAAATCACAATACAGATTATTTTATAACACAGACGGTACAGCCAATGCTGCTGCTAAAGGTGTTATTGCTACATTAACAAATGAAGGTTTTCAGTATTCAGAAACTGAGGGTATCAAAGCTACTGCTTTAACATCGGATTTAGACGTAGACGGTATTGAACAAACGTGGCATGGAGATAGTGACGGCTATATATATAATCATGATGATGGTATTTCTTTTGATTATGGTGGTAGCCCTGCTGACATTAGAGCGTCTTATCAGACACCTAATTTAGACTTTGGTGATGTAGGTACTAAAAAGACTTTACGTTATGTGCGGTTGTCTATAAGTCCTGAAGGGGCTATTCAGCCTACATTACGTGTACGTTATGATTATGAAGATCCTGCAATAGCACAACCTTTAGATTATATATTAGATAGTATTCCTCTGCCTAGTATTCTTGGATCAGGTATATTTGGAGCCAATGTATTTGGTGCTCCAGCAGATCCTTTAGTACGTCAAACAGTACAAGGCAGTGGACATACTGTAAGTTTTATTGTAACAAGTTCAGATCAAAAATCGCCATATACAGTGAATGGTCTTTATATAGACTACACTCCATCAGGAAGGAGATAATAGATGGCTCAGAGCTATACCAGACAAAGTACATTCGCTGATGGAGATACTATATCAGCATCGTTATTTAATAACGAATATAACCAATTAGTAAACTCTTTTGCTTACTCTTCTAGCAGTGCAGTAAGTACAGGCCACAGACACGATGGTACTGCCGGACAAGGCGGTAATATTTTTAAGATTGGTGATCTTGATTTTCTTAACAAGATTGAGGTAGACGGAACAAACAACCGTCTTGGTTTTTATGTAGAAGTTTCTAGTGCTGCTGTAGAGCAGATTCGTATTCAAGACGGTGTTATTGTACCTGTTACAGATAATGATATTGATCTAGGTACTTCTTCTTTACAGTTTAAAGATTTGTATATTAACGGTACTGCAAACCTTGACAGCCTTGTATTAGGTAGTGGCTCTACAGTTACTGCTATTCTTGATGAAGATGATCTTAGCTCTGACAGTGCTACGTCATTAGCTACACAGCAGTCTATCAAAGCTTACGTAGATGCACAAGTAACTGCTCAAGACTTTGACTTTAGTGCAGACTCTGGTGGTGCTTTGAGCATTGACCTTGATAGTGAGGCTATGACCTTTACAGGCGGTACAGGTATTGACACGTCTGGTTCAGGCAATGAAGTAACCTTTGCAATTGACAGTACTGTAGCAACTCTTACAGGTTCTCAAACCCTTACTAATAAGACTCTAACAAGCCCTGATATCAACGGTGGTACTGTAGACGGTGCAACTATTGCTACGTCTGATATTACTGTAGGGGCTGGAAAGACTTTAGATGTTTCAGCAGGTACTCTAACACTTGCAGATAATCAAATCTCTGGTGATAAAGTAGAGGGTGGTACAATTGCTGCTACTACTATTACAGACTTAACATTTGGAAGTCTTAACGATGGCTCAATTAATGTAACTGCATTTGTAGATGAAGATACTATGTCTTCTAATAGTGCAACGCTTGTACCTACTCAACAATCTGTTAAAGCCTATGTAGACTCTCAAGTTACTGGTTCTATCGTATCAAGAGATTATGGTAGTGCTGCAAGCCCCGTAACATTTGCAGTTACAGTAGCTTCAAAGACTTCAGCACATCCTTATAGTGGTGACGGTTCTAGCAATGCATATTTTTTAAATGGTGAACAGTCTCCAGCATTATCTTTACTGGGTGTAGATAGCGTCACAAGCTCCAGTGGGTATTACTATAAGTTTGATCAATCTGATTCTTCAAACACCGGACATCCATTACGTTTCTACTATGACGCAGCTAAAACTACAGCATACACAACAGGCGTAACAACTTCAGGAACTCCCGGAAGCTCTGGTGCTCACACTACAATAGCTGTGACATCTGATACACCTAATATTCTATATTATCAGTGTAGCTCACATGCTTATATGGGCAATCACGCTACAGCAATTACTACTACAATGGGTACGACAGGAGCTTTAAAACTACCTGTCGGTACTACAGGGCAGCGTCCTACGGCTTCAGCAGGTCAGTTCAGATACAACAGCACAACTGGAAAGTTTGAGGGCTATACTACTTCTTGGGGAGACATTGGGGGCGGTGAGGCTCAGTTTACGCTAGACACCATGACAGGCGATGGAAGCGATACAACGCTCACCATGTCTGTTACACCTGCTTCTGAAAACTCTATTCAAGTTTATTTTGATGGTGTATATCAGCATAAAGACACGTTCAGCTTTAGCGGAACTACACTTACTTTCAGCACTGCTCCAGCTTCAGGCGTTGCTGTTGAAGTTATTATTATTTCTACTGTTGCTGCTTCAACTACTCCGGGCGATGGTACAGTAACCACCGCTAAACTAGCAGGAAGTTCAGTTACAACTGCTAAAATAGCAACAGATGCAGTTACACAGGCTAAGATTGCTGATGATGCTGTTGGCGCAGATCAATTAGCAGCGAGTGCAGTAGTCACAGCTTCTATTGTTGATGATGCAGTAACAGCAGCTAAGATTGCTTCTGAGCCTGTGGCGGTCGGTATAACGTCAGTAGTCACTAGTGCAAGCATAACAGCTACGGTAAACACACATGTATATGTGGATACTGCTGGAAGAACCATTACATTACCTGCGTCCCCTACAATTGGTCAAAGAGTTTTGATCACAGTTGGAAACTTTACAAACACAGTAGTTGGACGTAACGGAAGTAACATTATGTCTAGTGGTACTGATATGACACTAGATAAAGAATATCTTTCAATTCAATTTATTTATACAAACTCTACAGTAGGATGGGCAATGGCATGAGCAACTTCACAGATTTTATTAGCGGTGGTGGTGGAACTCTGTACACCATCCCAATTACTGCATCAACAACATGGACACCGCCTTATGATGGTACTGCTGTTATCCACTGCATAGGCGCAGGGGGTAGCGGAGGCTCTGACGAAAGTAATGGAAATGTAACTGGTGGAGGAGCAGGAGGCTACTCCCGTAAGGTTGTCACTCTTTCTACAGGCACAAACTGGACAATGGTTGTAGGCGCTGGTGGAGCACAACCGACAAGTAACAACGGCAACGGCAACGCTGGAGGCAACACTACCGCCTCTGATGGCTCATCAAGTCTTGTTGCTAACGGAGGCGGTGCAGGGTTAACAAACTCTACCGCAGCGGTTGCTGGAGGCTCTGCATCAGGTGGTGATGTAAACAATACTGGCGGCGCTGGCGGTCATAACGGAACCATGTGCGGTGGGGGTGCTGTAGGTATTTTAGGCACTGGTGACGCTGGTGGAGTAGGAACTGGCGCTACTAGCGGCGGTGCTGTTCTTTATAAATTTGGCGGTCATTCTGATGTCCAAAGTCCACAGTTTGAAAATACAAATGGCGAACTGCGCGGCGGCGGTCGCGGTGGCAAGTTTCAAAATGATTGGACAGGAGCTACACCAGTAAACCTTGACGGTGGTTTTTTAGCGGGTGGTGGGTCATCTTATCAAGTCCAAACCACACTACCTTCGTCAGGGGGTGACGGAGG